GAAGCGGGTATAATTGGTAGAGATAAAGCATTAAATATGTTAGGTGGTAAAATAACATTATCATACATTAAAATTCCTAGTGAATATAAAGATGTGCAGGATATCAGATCTTATGATATACTAAAAAATGTAATAAACAATAGACAATACTGGTAAGGAGGATACATGTCTGGAATCAGTATGATACAAAACAACATAAACAATAGGACTACACGAACTTTAAACACTGAAAGTAGTGGTAAAGAAATTTGGTTGAAGGACGGAGATCAAGTATTTATGAAGTCTATCGCATCAGGCGATGAAGGCGATATATTTTTAGATGAGTTTTTCGTATACGAGTTTCAAAGTGGTGTGGATAAAAGCTGGAAAAGCGTATTAGTAGTCGATGGAGAACCTGTCGATGATGTGCCAAGTGAAGCTATGTATTGGGAAGATAACGGTAAAAGAAAACTCCCTAGACACAAATTTGCACTATGGGTATACGTTACTGAAATCTTACACGCAGAAAAACGTGATGAATCTTGGGAAGAGATTACTAGTCCGACAGGTAATATACTTTATAAAGAAGTTGTTAATGACTTTAAAGTAATTACATTATCTTTTGGTGCTAATAACATAAACTGGAATCAATTAGTAGATGTATATGGGGACAATGGTGCTCTTAATAAGTCTGTAATTAGAGTGAAAAGAAGAGGTTCTAATTTAGATACTACTTACACCATCACGTCTACAAACGGTGATATTGAATTACCTGAAGATAAACAAGCAGAGGTGGCTAACCTCACACCTATCAAAGAGTATGTAGCTCAAAGATACGGTAAATTTGAAGCATCTGACACATCCGTACCTGCTAATGCAGTTACAGTGGATGATGAAGATGACGATATGCCCTTTTAATGGGGACCTCCATAACTATGCAGCCCTCAGTTGATGTCCTACTGGGGGTTGCGACTAATCCAATGATAGTAACATCCGACACATTCCAGAAAACTATAGATTTATTTAATAAGTCAA